CGTTGAAAAACGTGCTACAATGTATTGGTTGGACCCACGAGAAGACCATTACAATTTCGAGTTTCTTTTCATGAGCAAGAAAATCTTTGTAGTCACATGGACTAATCATGTCGTGGGTCAAGTAGGATCCGAGGACATCAAGTGCTTTGAAGACTACAATACCGCTATGGCATTTGCCAAACTTATGCGGAACGATTATAATTATGTCAACTTTTATGAGGAACAAGTAGATCAATGGGATTCTTAGACACCGTAATTAAAGAAAGTGGAAACGAGTTTGCTGGTTTGGTTAGCGAAGGAGTCGCTGCTGGCGATATCACTGATTATGTTGATACTGGCAGTTATATCTTTAACGCCTTGGTTAGTGGTTCCCTTTTTGGAGGTCTTCCTTCCAATAAGGTTACGGCCTTGGCAGGAGAATCAAGCACGGGCAAGACTTTTTTTGCTCTCAGTGTCGTTCGTAATTTCCTTGCTGCTAATCCTACGGGTGGTGTCATTTATTTTGAGACTGAATCCGCCATTTCCCGTGACATGATTGAGTCTCGTGGCATTGACTCTAACCGCATGGTGCTGTTCCCTGTCGCTACGATTGAGGAGTTTAGAACCCAGGCATGTAGGATTCTTGACAAATACATGAAAGAACCTAAAGAAGAACGAGTGCCTATGATGTTCGTGTTAGACTCTTTGGGTATGCTCTCCACAACCAAAGAGATGGAAGACATTGCGAACGACAAACAAGTTCGTGACATGACCAAATCCCAACTGATCAAAGGTGCGTTTCGTGTGCTTACCCTCAAACTCGGTCAAGCACAAGTCCCTATGATCGTGACCAACCATACATATGATGTTATTGGTTCCTACATCCCTCAGAAGGAGATGGGAGGTGGTACAGGTCTTAAGTATGCTGCATCTACTATCATCTATCTTGGCAAGAAGAAAGAGAAAGATGGCACTGAGTTGGTTGGTAACATTATCAAGTGTGAGGCAAAGAAATCGCGACTAACCAAGGAAGGTAGCAAAATTGAGACACGTTTATTTTTTGACGAACGGGGACTTGACAAGTATTACGGACTACTGGAATTGGGTGAACAGTACGGAATCTTCAAACGGGTGGGGAATCGCTATAAGTTTGGTGAATCTTCTGTTTATCCTAAATCTGTTCTCGCTAATCCTGAAAAGTATTTCACCGAAGAAATAATGCAACAACTGGAGGAGGCAGCGCGACAAGAATTTACCTATGGCAACTGAACGCATCGAACAAACTATCTTGCGTAATCTCCTATTCACTGAGGAGTATTACCGCAAGGTAGTTCCTTTTTTGAAAGCAGATTATTTCCAAGAATATCATGAAAGGATTGTCTTTGAAGAGATCGCTGACTTCGCTTCTAAGTATGATAAGATCCCTACTAAGGAAGTCCTTGCGATTAACATACAGAATCGTAATGACCTTACTGACGATGCGTACAAAGATTCGCTATCGACAGTATCCGAACTCACAGACGAGTGGGTCGATTATGAATGGCTCGTCGATTCCACAGAAAAGTTCTGCCAAGACAGAGCTATATACCTCGCCCTTATGCAGTCGATCAAGATTGCAGACGGAGGCGATAAGAAGATTTCGAGAGATGCGATACCCTCGATTCTCCAAGAAGCCCTGGCGGTATCGTTCGACGAACACATAGGACACGATTACATTGAACAAGCATCAGACAGATATGATTTCTACCACAGAAAAGAAGAAAAGATCCCCTTTGATCTTGAGAAGTTTAACTTCATTACCAAAGGTGGTCTCTCTAACAAGACTCTCAATGTCGCTCTTGCTGGAACGGGCGTCGGCAAGTCTCTATTCATGTGCCATTGCGCTGGTGCCGCCCTCGCAGAGGGGCGCAACGTACTCTATATTACATGTGAAATGGCAGAGGAAAAGATTGCTGAACGAATTGACGCAAACCTTCTGAATGTCCCTGTCAAAGATATTACAGAACTACCTGAAGTTATCTTCACTAGTAAGGTTCAGGAGATCTCTAGGAAAACTAAGGGCAAACTTATTATCAAGGAGTACCCAACCGCCTCTGCACATGTAGGACATTTCAAGGCACTCCTTAGCGATTTGAAACTGAAGAAAGATTTTAAACCAGATATCATCTTCATTGATTACTTAAACATCTGTGCGTCTGCGAGGTATAAAGGTGCGATTGTTAACTCTTACACGTATGTCAAGGCGATTGCTGAGGAGCTGCGTGGTCTTGCTGTGGAATGTAATGTACCTATTGTCTCAGCTACTCAAACTACTCGCTCTGGCTACGGTAATAGTGACCCTGACCTTACCGATACTAGCGAGTCTTTTGGTTTGCCTGCCACTGCTGATTTCATGTTCGCTCTTATCAGCACTGATGAACTTGAACAACAGGGTCGCCTCATGGTCAAACAACTTAAGAACAGGTACTCAGACCTCGCTACCTCAAGAAAATTCATGGTGGGAATTGACAGATCCAAAATGAGGCTGTATGATGTAGCGGACGATGCTTCCGCTATCAGCATCGACACAGAGGACGCAGGAGATCAACTCTCGCAGTTCGCTGACACACAAAACCGTTTATCTAAATTTGCTGAGTGGAATGTATGACGATTAATTTTAACAAGTATGAAGAGTTTGTCTCTACTGTTACGTCAGAAGCTTCAACAAACTTTGTTGATTTTGCTGACCGTATTGGTGAACTTGATAGAGAAGGTGCCAATATTGAGCGTCTCCTTACTGCTGGCGTTGGGATTAACGCTGAAGGTGGTGAATTCCTTGAGATCATTAAGAAGATGGTGTTTCAAGGAAAACCCTGGAACGAAGACAACAGAGAGCACCTGATCATTGAACTGGGTGACATCATGTGGTATGTTGCTCAAGCAACACAATCACTGGGTATCAGTATGGAAGAAGTGCTAGATACTAACATCAAAAAACTCGCTAAGCGTTATCCTGCTGGCACTTTTGATTCTTATTACTCTGAAAACCGCGCTGCTAACGACCGATGAACATTACTATTAAAACCCCCTCTGGTGAAGAACAGACATTTGATTGTGCTGATGATCAGTATATTCTAGATGCTGCTGATGAAGCAGGTATCGATCTTCCCTACTCTTGCCGTGCTGGTGCATGTTCTACTTGTGCTGGTAAACTCGTAGAAGGAACTGTTGATCAGTCGGATCAGTCTTTCCTCGATGATGACCAGATTGCTGCAGGATTTATCTTGACCTGTGTATCCTATCCCACATCTGACTGTGTGATTGAAACTGAAAAAGAAGATGAACTATACTGAAGAAGCACTTGTTCAAGCAGTCGCTGCTCTTGGGTGGGATGTTGTCAACGATGACATCCATGTTGAGATTGGTGGCACCTCAGTCTATGAGATTGATGGTGCTGGCACCAAGTGGGCACCTGTCAAAGGTACTCGTAAGTACAACAAAGATGCGTTCATTGTAATCAAGAACAGATCCCGAGATCCTGTTGTCCCATCACAAGCACCTAAGAATGAAGACTAGATTTATCCTGTTCACCAAGGACTCTTGTGGTCCTTGCGGTCTGGTAAAGCGTTACTTCAATGCATTGAATGATGACCGCACTAAACTTATCGAAGAAGTCCAACTAGAAGACTTCAGTGATGAACCAATCCCCGAAGAGAACCTTGCTCTTGCCAAGAAGTATGGTGTTACTGCTACTCCAGTTCTAATCATTATTGATGAGAACGAAGAACTGCTAGAGACCTACTCCAGCGGTATGCCTATCACCCAGAACATTCGTAAGTTGTGGACTAAGTACGGTGTATAGTTTCTGGATTCACCTAGTAGCATTCTTTCAAGTGGTTGTGATGAACTGCATTCAACCTACTAATTGGAAGTATTGTTATCGGGTAGATCAGTGGTTACTTCCAGATCTTGTGGAGGGATATGAAATCTGGACAAAGCAAAAGCATCCCTATCAAACAGAAAAAGAATATCTCAAAAGCATTCCTCCCTCTAAATATTAGTGGGAGGATTTTTTATGGCATATCAAAACGTAAAAGCATCTGACATCTTGTATCCTATCAAGACCAAGGCGCAGAGGACTACCATGCAGAATATTTTTAGAGCTGCTGGTCCTAATGCGATCTTTAGAGTTGATAAGGATGATTGGGACATGTCACAGTTCCCTCTTCCAGACAAAAACCGTAGAGGCACCAAGCAGATTACAATTAAATCGAGTGCATCTACAATCAATAGTATTATTAAAGAATATAAAAACAAACCAAACACTGATACCTACAAAGAGAGTGAGTATATTACAATTGTCTTTAAGATTGGTCAGGCGTATACGAGACCACAGAAGGTAAAGTTTGAGAAGACTGGTAAGTTAGTAGACTCTCAGGGTAGGTCAATTTCTGATGCCACGATGACAGCTATGCAAGAACTTGGATCTGCGTGGGTGTTTCATAGAGCATTTAAAAAAGCTGGTGGGTTTAGTAACTGGCAAGGAATTAAAAATGATAAAGAAACTTTTGATGTTCTCAGAGATATATGGAGAAAACTTGGTGATGTAGAAGGACCTGATGATGACTGGGTAGAAAACTTCTATGCACAAAGTAGAGCAGTCCTTGCAAACATCAAGAATGGAAAGTTTGATGAGTTCACCCGTGGATCTTCTCATTCTAGTGTTACTGCTGCAGGTAAGAACTACACACTACCTGGCATGAAAAAGAATGATACCTTCATGGAATATGTGACTGACTTTGTGAAGGATAACTATGGGATTGCTCAGAAAGATAACTGGGATCCTGCTGATATCTGGATGATTCGTAACGAAGAAAAGTATAGAAAAGCAATTGATGATACTTGTAAGTACGATGGTCCTAAAGGATCTGTTAGTATGCAAACTCAGTTGTTTCAGTTGAATGCAATTCTTAGATCTGCGTATAAGAGGAAAGATATTGTTGGTATCTCTCTTAAGAAAGTATCTGGCAAAGTGGCAAAGTTCCAAGCAGTTAACGTCAGTGGAAAGTTCTTACAGCAAAGACAAGTAGGAAATAAATTTACACTAGAATATAAAGCAGGTAAAGCACAATGTCCTTTGGGTGTTAAATCTACTAAAGATGGTGGTGTAACTATTGAAACACAGGATAGTAGATTCTTCGTTCATGACGGAGCAACCACGTATAACTTTCAAATCAAAGCAAACACTAGTACCAAGAAAAGTGGTCTTAAATATGAGGCAACGCAAGAGGGTGCAGCAGCAGCGAGACTAGGAAAAGCAACGGTTGAGAAGGTATTGAGTTTGATGGCTTTTTATCAGGTAAAATTCAATAAAGAACCAGACTCTTACCCATATTCCCCTGCCGAGTTCCTTGCACAGAAGGACACGTATGCTAGAATGATCAGAGATCTACAGGGCAAGGGCGTGACCTTCGGTCGTGGTGAAGACGTTGACAAAATGTTGGACACGCTACTATTTCTCTTCAATGAAGAACCATGGGTTGCCAATTCCAAGTTGCAGCAGATTACTTGGTTGCATAAAATCATGATGCTTTCTCCTAAAGATCTGAATAGATTTGCTACAGACCTAGTATTCCTGTCCAAGAAAGAAGGTAGAGAATACGGACCATTTGGAAAGGTATACTGATGAGCAAGAACACACACCTAGAACACTTAGAAGACAGCATCCTTTTGGATGGAAAGCAGGGAGCATCTGATGCTTTTAAGTTCTTAGATTTGCTTGGCAAGACCTTTAGTGGATCTTCTAATAGTAGTTTCAAGATTACCACTAAGTGGGATGGAGCACCTGCTATATTCTGTGGCATTTATCCTGGAACCAATCAGTTTTTTGTTGGTACAAAGTCAGTCTTTAACAAAGAAGCAAAGGTAAACTTTACTGATGCAGACATCGACAGGAACCATGGACATGCTCCTGGACTTGTAGAAAAACTGAAAGCAGCACTCCAGTATTTTCCTGCACTTGGAATTACTGGTGTTGCTCAAGGAGATTTGCTCTTCACTACTGATAAAAAAAGAGAACAGATTGATGGCAAACAGTGTATTACATTCCAACCAAACACGATTACATATGCTGTCAGTGAAGACAATGAAATGTATGACAAGGCAAACACCGCCAAGATAGGCGTAGTCTTTCATACCACATACACAGGATCTACACCAGATCAGTTATCTGCTAGGTTTGGATATGATATATCAAAATTAAAAACTAGTAAAAATGTTCTAGTTCTTAGTGCAGAGACTGACACTCTAGGAAAAGACACCCTGCTTACTACACAGGAAGTTAGTAAATTAAAAAGGATGAAGACTGCTAGTGCTTCACTCATTCGTATTGCTGGTGGATTCCTAGATAAGGTAGCAGAACAGATCGAAGCAAACGATCAACTTACAGTAGGACCCAGATTAAAAATCTTCTTCAATACGTATGTCAGACAGGGACGACGAATTAATAGTGCTGCTAACTTTGTACGTGATTTTGAAAAATATTTTGAGGAGGAGGGAATGAAAGCTGCTGCCAAAGTGAAGACACCTAAGGCAAAAGCAACGAAACATATGAAGACCTATGCTGGTTTAGATTTTATACGAGAAAACAAAACTGCTCTCTTAAAGACTGTTGCACTATATACTACATTGCAGGCAGCAAAACATCTATTCATCCGAAAACTTGAGAAGGGTGAAAGATTTGGTACTTATCTAAGATCCGACGATGGATATAAGATCACTGCACCTGAAGGTTATGTTGCTATTAGTGATGGAACCAACGCTGTAAAACTGGTCGATCGTTTGTCATTCAGTGTCGCCAACTTTAATGTATCTAAGAATTGGGTAGCAGGAGATCAATGAAAGCAGCAGTGTATTGTTTCGGCAGATTTCAACCACCAACCATTGGACACGCAAAAGTGTTTGATGCAGTTGCTAGAGCTGCTAGAACATACAACGCTGATGCTTACATGTTCGCTAGTCAATCCCATAAGAAAACAAAGTTTGACAATAAGAGTTGCAATCCGTTATTATATGATATGAAGATGGACTATCTTAAAAAGATGTTCCCTCAGTATGCATCTAATTTTGTGGTTGATAAGAGTGTAGTAACATTCTTACATGCTGCAACTTGGTTGTATATGAAAGATTACACCCACTTGTATATGGTTGCAGGATCTGATAGAGTGGATAGTTATAAAGAGAAACTGAATCAATACAATTGTCAACCAGATAAAAGTGGCGAGACTATATTTTGTTTCAGGAGTATTGAAGTAATCTCTGCTGGTGCTAGAGATCCTGATGCTGATGGTGCAGAGGGTATGTCTGGAACCAAGATGCGAAAGGCAGCACAAGATTTGCAGACAACTGCTTTCATGAGTGGCATACCAAATACTCTGTCTATTGATCAAAAACTAGAACTGATGCATGATGTTCGTGCTGGGTTGGTTTTACCTACAGGAAATAAATGAAAGACTTTAAGAAACTACGAGAAGAAGCACTGCGTCAACAGCAAAGACAGCATGGTGTGTTTGAAGAAGGGGATTTTGTTATGTCATCTCGCACGGGTGATAGGGGAAGTATCCACAGAGTCGGTGGTAACTACGCTATTGTCATTACAGAAGACGGAAAAATGTTCCGCGAATGGATGAAGAACATTAGAGCTATAAATACTAACTGATAAGACCGTTTATAGAAATGAAGAAACCAGATCCTATTAACTCAGTCAAGCATTCGGACGACTTTTCCTCTGGATTAATGGAATCCTATGGTAAGTGGATGAGTGGTGATTGTTTCCAGACACCAAATACTATCAAGGAAGCACCATTCGACGGTATGATGCCACAATCTCACGGTGCTGAGATTGAAGACACCACCAAGAAAAAGAAAGGTGCTAAGAAAGAATCTCCTAAGGCACAACTTGCTACTAAGGAAGAAGTAGAAGTTCTTGAGCGTGAAGAGTATGAGATCGATGGTGAAACCTATGTCATCGAAAAGGCAAAGGGTCTCGATGGTAAGGCTTGCTGGAAGGGATACAAACTCGCTGGCACCAAGAAGAAGGGCGGCAAGACTGTTGACAATTGTGTCAAGGCAGGTGATGAAGTGACCCACGATGGTGAAGCACTTGCAGAAAAGAAATTAGATCCAGTTGGTAAAGAAGACAAAGACGTTGACAACGACGGTGACCACGATAAGTCTGACAAGTATTTGCTTGCACGTCGTAAGAAGGTCTCGAAGATCATTGGAATGAAGAAAAAGAAATGAAATCCTTTAAACAATTCCGCGAAGAGTGTGGTTGTGAGAAAAAGGAGCGTAAGGTCAAATCTAAGAAGAAAGGGAATGTTGAGGTAATGCCTAACATTCCTGATGGTCAAAAAGGTATGACCACCAAAGTAACCAATGAGTCTGTATTTGCTGGTAACTATCAAGGTCCTTTGTATGCAAGACATCCTGATCTCGTCATTGCCGAGAAGGCAGTGTCCAAAAAGCAGCAAAAATTTATGGGTATGGTCAGAGCTGCTCAGAAGGGTGAGGGCGCGTCGTCGCCTGAGGTTGCCAAAGTTGCTTCCAGCATGAAGAAGAAGGACGTAAAAGACTTCGCTTCTACGAAACATAAAGGACTTCCTGAGAAGAAGAAAGAGAAGAAATAAATAGTTCTTGCACATCGCTGTAAGATCATGTTAGCTTTTCTACTCCCACTCGCATCCAAAATTATTTCTGACGCTGTTGCTAAGCTTCCTGACGACGAGGAACTTGGTGAGAAGTTGGTTGAAATCTGCTTAGTTATTCTTGGCAAGGCAGTCAAATTGACAAAGACAGACATGGATGATAAACTCCTTGCTGTCGTCCAACAGGCAATTCAGAAACGCGAAGAAGCGTGATGGTGGGGGCTTGCGCCCCCTTTTTTATAAATAAAAGTTAGGAATATTACCCCCGAACCAGAGGAGAACAATGGCAATCTTTGGAAAACTAGATGCATCTACATTCTCAAATAACGTTGGCGTCACAAATGGAGATGCTACAGTTACTAAGAATGCTGCAGACACAATCGATCAAGGCGACATCATCGAATTAGGCGGTGTTGCTTATTTCGTAGAACAAGTAACTAGCACCACTGCTATCGAGTTACACACCACCTATGCAGGAAGCACTGATGCTGCACTAGCAGGTGCCGTCCGTAGAACTGCTCCTAAAGCAGTCGCTGAGTATGTATTGCGTGGTGGTGACACCGCAGTTGGCGAACTTCTATTCGTTGACGCAACTGAAGCAGGACTTGATGAGAACAAATCTCGTGGTCTAAGTGGTCCTGGTTGGTGGAACTACAGAAGTTATACAGATCATGCAGGTAGCACCCGCCACAAGGCAGAGTGCATCGCTGCTCTATCTGTTGCTGCTGGTACATCTGGTGACGACGCTGATGACACCCTAGTCGCAGACGTTGCATCCAGCGTTAGCATCACTGCTCAACCTGCTGCAGCAACTACATCCTCTGGCGCAGCAACATTCACCCTTTCTACTTCTACTACAGGAACACCTGGAGCACTTGCTTATGTCTGGCAACGTCAGACTGCATCTGGCAAGCGTTGGGTAAATATTACTGCTTCCCTTGACACTGGTGTTACCTATGCAAACTTCACGACCGCAACTCTTGGCCTCAGTGGCATCACTGGTGCTACTCTGGATGGCTACAAGTATCGCGTCAAGATTACCTCGGCAGGTGGTACAGAAGAAGTGATCTCTGATGGTGCTGCAACAATCACCTTCGGAAGCTGATGAATGAATATAAGTGAACTGAACCACGAAAACTGGTTATTCTTTGCTATTCAAAATTATAATAACCCGTCGTCCGTTACCTATGCTGACTTTGAAGAAGACATTAAACGCTTCAAATACATCAAACGACTGCTAAGGAGATACGAGACGACGGGTGAATTCAAAAAGCATTTGCTTTTGAACCATATTATCATTTTGTATAATGTTTTTGATGACGCTGCTACACCGCTGCTATTTCATAAGATAGAAGCAACGTATTGGCCTATTATCAAGGCATTTATGCTATTCCTAAATAGATTACCGACAACGTTAGAAATCGAAGTTGACCAAGAATGTCTGAAAGAACTGAACCTAATTTGAATGAAATGATTAACGCCGCAGGTAGCGGTGCTGGACTAGCACTACCTCCTGCATTTGTCATGGTCAATCCTAGGCAGCATCGTAAGTACAAGAAAGGCAACGAAGATAAGGTTGATGGTAGATCTAAAGGCGCACGCTCTCTCTTTAACCGTATCCAAAAAAGAAAGATGAAAGAAGAACTAAACGTAACTGAGGCTGTCTCGACTGAGACCGAGAGAGCACAAAAGTCCATCGCTCAGAGTAAAAAACTCAAGCGTGCCAAGGAGCTTCAACAAAAGAAAAAAGAAGCAAAGGGCAAAATGATGGACAAGTCCAAGGAAATGGACACCCTGATGAAGGCACGTCTCGCTGACTTCAAAAAGAAGGCAGGAGATCAAACCAAAAAACTACAAAGAAATTCTACTGAATTAGAAGGTGATATGATTATTGAAAACCAAGATGTGATCCAAGTTGCACTCGATGTTGCAACCTCTGAACTCAACCCACAGGGCGAAGGTGCTTTTGCTAAGGTACAATTCTCTGATGGTAGTGTACAAAACCTAGATAACTTCTCTGCTAAGCGTATTGCTGCTTGCTACGCGCAGTTGGATGATACCCACAAGCAGCAATTCCAATACATGCTGAACAAGGACGCTTCGACCTATCAATCTGCATTGGATTTTGCAATCAGGAATGTCTGATAATGGCATTCGGTCTTGGTAGATTAGCAGTTTTAGAATCAAAACTGGATATTTATGAAGATCTCTCCAAAGAGATGCTTGACAAATTAGAAAAAGCAGTCGGGACTATCTCGGAAAACAGCAATAAGATTGCTGTTATTTTAGAGCGCCACGAAAACAGATTAGATGAAAGCGAGAGGGCAGATAAATTGATTATCGGTATGTTGGAAGAGATGA